CTGGACGGGGGTGCGAATCCCCCCACCTCCACCAAAAGCATATTCGGTATGCCCATAGAATACAGAGACATAAGAAATGTGAATATGCTTTTGGTGGGGGTGCATAGTTTCGACAGGGCAACAAGTAACAGAGTGGACAGCACGGTAGGCGATGACCGTTAATCAAGCAAAACAAGTAAACGCAAACGACTCACAGTTCGCATTGGCTGCCTAAGGGCCGGCCTAGGGTTTCGGTTAGTTTCCTCGTAACAGAATAACTAACCAATTTGTTCAACAACAGGAGAAAAATTTTGATTAATAGACTCGTATTAGTAGCAGCACTTATTAGTGCAGGTATGGCGCAAGCTGTAGAAATTGGCGTTACCGATGGTAACAATTTTTCCAAGCAAGAAAATGTTTGGGGTCTGACAGTAGGAACTCAAGTAAAGGGTTTCGGTGTGACCGGTGGTTTTGATCGTAATGCGTCAGCAGATACTTATAGTATTATTGCTGCAAAGGACGTTACAAAATTTGGTCCTGCTTCTGTTGCAGTAAAAGCTGGCGTAGCTTATGTTGACACTAAAGTTAATCCTGACGGATATGCACTTATTGTCGGCGCAGGTGTTAATATGCCTATTGCTAAGAAAGTGTCCGCAACACTAGATTACAGCTATCAAGCTGGTGAAAGCAAAGTTAGTTCACAAGACGGCAATCGTCTAACTGCTGGACTTAAATACAGCTTCTAAAGTTGTGTAGGTTTTGGTAGGTTTACCAGCGTAGCAAAATAACCTACCATTTTTTTCGAAAGGAAACCCATGCGAAGTAAAGCAATACTTTTTAGCATAGTAGTTTCCGCAATAGTTCTTTGTCTCTCAATGATAAACATTAATTTTAAGATTCCCTTAAAAGTGGATTATCAAAACCTAACAGAGGCAACAAAAAGGCAGGTCACATGCCTTGCAGAGAACATTTACTTTGAGGCAGGACATGAACCAGATACTGGTAAGCAAGCTGTTGCTTTTGTTACCATTAATCGTGTTCAGGCTGGTTATAGTAAAGATATTTGCGGAGTAGTCCATCAAAAAACAGGAGATACTTGTCAGTTTTCTTGGTTATGTGATAAAAAGATTACCGATAAACGCTTGACAATCAAAGACACTATGTTATATAATGAAGTTCGTGAGTTGGCAATTGATATGGTTTTAAACCGTGAATTCAAAGAAGATGTTACAGAAGGTGCAACATACTATCATGCTGACTATGTTAATCCACATTGGAATTTTGAGAAAGTAAAACAAATTGGAAGACACATATTCTACCGAAACGGCAAAGACAAAATTGACAAAAACAGGAGTTACAATGACTAAAGAATATATTACTATGCTTGGATGCTTCACAATATTGATTGGTTCAATGATTGCAGGTGCAACCATCTATCAAATTAATGAGCGAAACAATTTTGCAAAGAACATGGAATCAGCCATTATGAAAGGTGTTGATCCATTGTCCGTGAAATGTTCTTATGAACAAACTCCTACTGCTACTTGCATCACATATTCGATGGGTAAACGATAATGCCTACTCGTGAAGAAATTTCAGAATTTAGTACCAACATTATGGATGCAGCTGATAAAACTGGTCATACATGCATGGATACTATTATTGAATATTGTGATAAAATTGGCATCGAGGTAGAGGTAGCAGCAACATTGATTTCTGCACCACTTAAATCTCGTATCCGTGAAGAAGCACAATCTGTTAATCTTATCAAAAAGGCCGCAAAACTACCACTATGAATGAAGGTACAGGCTTTGCGGCCTTTGCGTTATATAATGCCTTGAAGTTACATTTTACTTCCAGTTCCTATGACTACGTTAAGTATAATGGGAAAACAAACGTGAGTAAAGATACTTTTCTCCGTCGGAAGGACAAATATAGTTTCTATCGGTTATCACGCAAATACTCGTTGGATGAACTCAGGGACTTCTACGTGGCCAATTTCATATACGGAGACTCAACTTGGGTTGGCGAAATGACTGGCCCAAATGGAGAAGAAGTATATAAAAAGTGGCAAAAGATTAACCAGAGCTTGACTTATCGTTTTGAAACTGATATAGTACGAATTATGGAACAGGCTGATAAACCTGATGACTTGATAAAAGTACCATCTGATGGCCATCCTGCTTTATTGATGGGTGCAATGCAGAATGATATTTGTATTGAGACTTTGGTGATACTAAATGATATTATGAAATTCTTTCCTTTATGGGATAAGAAAATACGTGAGGACATCATATGGCCCTCATGGAAATTGAAATGTGAAAAGTACGTACCATTCGTTACATACGATAAGGTTAAGTTTAAGAATATATTGAAAGAAATAGTTACAGAAAATGCATAAGATTACAAAAATCTATCTTGATATGGATGGTGTTATTGCTGATTTCACCAAAAGATACCAAGAGTTATTCAACATGACTCCACAAAGAGCAGATAGAACAAAACAATTTCATGGTTTCTTCAATGAATTTATTAAAACTGGCCAATTTGCCACACTTGACTTGATGCCTGATGCAAAGGTTCTATTGGATCATTTGAATACTTTAGATGTTCCTGTAGAGATTCTTTCGTCTACTGCAAGAGAAGATAGACACCAAGAAATTGGAGAACAAAAAGATTCTTGGTTGAGCAATCATAACATAAACTATCCGCGCAATTTTGTTCCAGGTAAAAGCCTAAAGTACAAATTTGCAGACCCAAGTTCCATAATTATTGATGACACACAATCTGTTATTGATGATTGGAAAAAAACAGGTGGTATTGCAATTCATCACACAGATGCATTGACAACCATCTCCGAATTAGACGCTTTATTGCGTGTATAAATACTATTATATTATGCATAAAGTGGATAATCCGTTTATATTTTACATACTCCGTTATACGAAAAGGAAATAATCATGGTAGATTTCGCAAATCTTAAACGCTCTTCGGGCAATCTCGACAAACTCTCTAAAGCTATCGAAGCTTTGAACACTACAGAGGGTTCAGACAATAAAGATAATTACTGGAAACCAGAAGTAGATAAGGCTGGCAACGGCATGGCTACTCTCCGTTTTCTTCCAGCACCAGCTGTCGATGGTGATGACGCACTTCCGTGGGTCAAAATTTTCTCTCATGGCTTTCAAGGTCCTGGTGGTTGGCTTATTGACAACTGCTTGACTACAAAGAACCAACAATGTCCTGTTTGTGAACACAATTCAGGCTTGTGGAACTCTGGTATTGAAGCCAACAAAGAAGTTGTACGCAAACAAAAGCGTAAGCTTAACTATGTTGCAAACGTCTATATCGTTTCGGATCCAAAACATCCAGAGAACGAAGGACAAATCAAATTGTTCCGTTTTGGTAAGAAAATCTTTGATAAGATTTCTGAAGCAATGAACCCACAATTTGAAGATGAGAAAGCAATCAATCCGTTTGACCTATGGGGTGGTGCTAACTTCAAGTTGAAGATTCGTAAAGTTGAGGGTTACCAAAACTATGACAAGTCTGAATTTGAATCGGCTTCTCCGTTGTCAGCTGATGATGCTAAACTTGAAAAGATTTGGAAAGCAGAACACTCTTTGAAAGAGTTGACTGGTGATAAAGAATTCAAGACATATGATGAATTGAAAACTCGTCTTGACCGTGTTCTTGGTTTGAATGGTGAAACCGTTAAACCTAAGACTACTGTTGAACAAATGCGAGCAACACCTGAAGCATTCAAACCTAAGGCAGCTGAACCTGAATTAGCAATGGGTGATGATGACGATATGGCTTACTTCTCAAAGTTGGCTGAAGAAGATTAAACTTCTTTTTCACTAAAAGTTTAGACCCCGCCTTGTGCGGGGTTTTTTATTATACAAATCTAGAACTTTCCAAGTTTACACCAATAAACGTACTTTCATCACTTCTTAAAGAAACTTCAGTTGTTGTACCGCCTGCATTTGGTTTACCTTGATGTATTACATTGTTTACAACATTTTTTATTGGGTTTGCATTGAGTACATTAAAACCAGCATCTTTTAATGCATTAGTAATATCTTCTAATTTTTGACCCATAATATTTTCAACCGATTTCATTTTTTCTTCACCTGCTTCATAAAAATCTTTGGCTCTTTGTTCCAAAACTGGTATTGCTTCTTTGATAGGTTTAATATATTTGTTTGTTTTGTCATCAAGTGAATTTAAATATGGTTCAAGATTTCGTTTTATCAATGATGCAGCTTCCAATCTGGCAACAGCAATAAGAGGAGATATTTTTTCTCCAGTCTTTGTATTGATAAGACCATAAATTTTTTCAACACCTAAAGCAAGTTTATCTTCTTTTGGGTTAAATATTGATTTCATTACTTGATTAGGATCGAGTTCGTAATCTTCGCCCAGTAAGTCTTTTAACGTACTTTGTTGATATTGTTTTTTTCTGTTTTCATATTCTGTTTCATAAAGTTTTAATTCATCTTGTGCTTTTGTGTTTGGTTTAAAATTTTTATAATTTTCTAGCATGGTATCATATTTTTTTCTAGCTGCACTTAGAGGACCTTGTTGTTCCGCAAGTTTTCTTTGATCTACAATATCTTGATAAGGTTTCAAATTTTGTTTTTTTTCTTCTTCAGCTCTATCTCTAAGAATTTTTAAACCATAAGCCAGTTCAGTGGCTCTAGGTCCAACTTGCATTTCTAAAGCTTCTTTTTCAAATTTATCATTAGCCATTACACCGGCCACAACACCTAAGGCTGCTAGGCCGGATGCAATGATTCCTTTCACGAATGGAGGTGATGCTGCCCACATTGCTTGTAATGCAGCAATAATTGGATCTCTAGCAGCTTTGGCAGCAATATGCAAAGCTACATCAATCATTTTACTTAAAATAAATGAAGTTAAAGGTCTAATTATATCTTTAAATAAAAACCCACTAACGAAACCAACAACATCTGCTGTTAAACCTAATATTCCTTTGGTTAAACTAAAAATCGCTAATCCCAGCGTTTTAATCACTTTAAAAACATCTAAAAGAACAGTTGAAATTAAACTCAATGTTCCTCCAATCAGAGAAGATATTGTTCCAATTATACCAGATATTCCAGCAACTACTCCTTTAAAAATTCCAGATATGCCTGAAAATGCAAGTTTCATTACTTTGAAAGCAGGCATTAAGAGTTCAATAATATCTTCATACTGATTAGATTTACCAGATTTATAAATCTTACTACTTGATGAACTTTTTATTGAACCCGTTTTCTTATTAGTATCTTTATTTTGGAGTTTTAAAAGATTGTATATTTTAGCAAGTATATCTGCTAAGCCGTCACCTTTTTTTAATTTTTTATTTTGGCCTTCAGAAACTGTAGTGTAATACGCAGTATTAATTATTCTAGTTTTTACATTTCCATCACGATTAGTTTTTTCACTTGCACCCAGCTTTTCGTTCCTAGACTCAGGAGATACATCTGAAGTTTGTGAACCCAGCATTTTGCCAAAAGAGAAATTTGAAAATCTATCTCTTATTCCAGATAACTTTTCTTTTAATGGTTCAGATATGTTTTGTTTTGCCATTTTATTCTTTTCTAATTATCTTGTTGTATTTGTTTTCTTAAACTTGGTGGAATCATAGTACCCAATCTCTCAGCTGCATTTTTTATTAATCTTTGTCGCTCTTTTTGTGTATCATTTGATCTGTTAGATCCAGAACCATTTGAATCGTGTACATATACTGTTGTATTAGTTTCATCAATATATGGTTGTACTACAATTTGTTTTTCAGTTAGTGGTCTGGAATCTTTTTCCATTTTTGTACCGTTAGCACTCAGATTTTCCATCACACGGTGTTTTATGCCTTCACTGCCTTCACTGATAAGTTTCTTTACATCAGTAAAACTTGTTGAAATAGTGGATCCTTTATTTTCACCAGAATAATCTTTTTCCATTTTTGCTGCAGTTTTCAGAGTATCGGTAGGTAACGCAAAATCTTTTACAGCTATTCCTTGTTTGTATTTTATTAATGCACCCGGTCCACCATGATGCATTACAGCTAGATGTTTTGCAATTTCTACTCCGCTAGTATTTTCATCAATAAATTTTCCTTTTTGTAAAAAATCCATTTGACTTTTTATTAAGCGTTCCTCAGCCTCGTCTTGCATACCTGGATCATTTAAAAATGTTTCTAAAGACAAACCTGATTTCCACGATTTAGGATCAAATAATGCAGCAGTTGGACCTTTTGTTCTATCTTTACTACTACCGGCTTTTAAAAATCCCAAATCTTCAAGAGCCTGAGAACCCATACCATAAGCTCCAACAAAACCAGTATTTTGACCAGCAAATTCAGAGTCTTTGCCAAATTTACCTATAACTCCATATCTACCAGAAGATTCTCTTTTCCTCGTTGCTTTCATATATTTGTCTATATCAAACTTACCGCCTTTTTCTGGTATTACTTCTTCACCTTCTATAATTCCCTGCACAATTTTCTTGGCAGTTGGAATTATTTCTTTATTTTCTGTTATTTTTTCAATACCTAAAATTGTTTCTTTATCTTCTTTTATACTACCATTTTTAATATTTTCTTTAATACTTTCAATTTTTTTAAATGCTTCACTATCTTTAAACTTTTTTAACATATTTCCAGAAAAATCTTCAAGCTTCGTTTGCATTTCTTTAATGCCTGTAAATTTATCCATGTTTTCAATGAAATACATGCCGCCGATACCCGCTGCAGCAATTAGTGCAGCTTTGAATCCAACATCTGAATTTTTATCTGTTTTCATACCCTCTTTTATAGCTGTTCTATCTGTATAACCAGCCATCATTTTTTTATTTTCTTCATCCTTAGTTAATTTTTTATTATCCATTCCAACTCTGGATAAAAACAAAAATAATTTTGCAGCAATGTTCGCTGCACTATCGCCTTTTTTTAATTTAGAAGCTCTTTGGACAACTGTTGCATAGAAAGCCTTGTTGACTTGCATTTTTGGTGCAACAAAGACATCTTTTCTTGTTTTCTTTTTGGATTTCTTTACGTTACTATCTTTGTTTGTGTTTTCAGTTGTGGTTACACCAGTATCTACCGCTTTTTCTTTTGGTGCGTTTCTTGATAATGTTGAATCAATTCCTAAAGCAGTTTCTTGAGTTTCTTTGCTTACTTTAGGCTTATCATCTTTTTTTATGTAACGACCTGTTTTAGGATCGCGGGCTCTATTTTGTTCAGCTATGACCTTAGCAATCAATGGCATTAAGATATATTCTTTATAACCTGGTTGTTTAGCCAAGTCTTTTTGCCTTCTTTGCAATTCTTTTTTAGTAAGTTTTTTACCAATGTCTATTAATACATCTATTTGTTTTTTATCTAAGTCGCCAGAATTCAATAGTTCATTGATTTTATTTTGCTCGAACATCCTTTCAAACTCACCAGTTCGAAGCATTTCGTTGAATATTTCTTTTTTCATCTGCGTTCAGCGTTTCTTTGTTTTATTCTTTCGTTTTCTTCTTCTATAAATTGTGAGAGCATGCTGATGTAAACTTCACGCTCCCAAGGTATCATATTATCAAGTTCGGTCAAACTATACTTGTGATGCTGTATAAGAGTAAAGTTTGTCCTATAATAATTTTTTAAATTATCATGACGAAAGATTAACCGAAAAAATTTTCGAGGCCCTCCACCTCTATAAGATGTTTGTATCCACATTTTTTACAAACACATTCCATTTTTTTGTTTAATTTTGGTAAGTTATTAAAGAAGGCTTCAATCTTACTAAATTGTTCATGGCTCAATTCTTCAATAAAACTAATCAACTCATTTTTTGAAGTTTCTTTTGCATAATAGTATTGTTCTCCATCAAAAATATATTCAATACTTTCGATAATCATACTGAAAGCCATATCTGATGCATTTTCAATACCGGAAGTTCTTTCTAGAATTGAAAATTGTGGATATTTCAGCTTCATACTAATTTTGTCCGTTAACTGTATCAAATCTTTAACATCACTAGAAACTTCAACTTTTATATCCAACAAGTTTAAATTAACATCCATCGAATTGTTACAAACTACATCATCTACTGTATTCTCACACTTGTACTTGTTTTCAACAATCTCACCTACAGACCTTGCACGGAGTTGAATGAAATAGTATTCAACGTCTAAAATAGGCATAGAGTCTATATCAATGTTTTCTGATAAAGTACAATTAGTCAATACCTGTTTGATATTTTTTTCAATAGTATCTTTATCATTCGATTCCATTGCCATCAATAAGTTTCTTTGTTCTTTGACCAAGAAAGGTCTAAAACGAATAAGTTTTTGAGACAATGGTAAAGTCAATTCGTAGATTGGAGTGTCAATTTTTGGCAAAGACATGATTTATTTCCTTTTCATTTAATGTAATTATTAACCAGTTGGTGTGCCGTCGGCGTTAAAAAGTTGAATTTTTGATGTCGAACGGCCTGGATCAGCTTCGACCATTCTTTTTAGTAATATATTTGATTCTGTGGTTTGTTTCCAATATGTATAAGCAAAGTTTACAGTTAATTTATGTGATGAATCATTGTCCCAATTTAAGTCAAGTTGGCTGGTTGAAGTAGGAAAAGCATCTACAAGTTCAACAGCATACGATACTCGATTTCTTAAATCATATTGAGTAATTGTAATTGGAGCCGTATAAGAATCTTTATATTCAGGATTAAATGTATCTGTGGGATTAATCAATTCTAACCACACATCAAAAAAATACTTCTCTTGCATATTATCTGAAACTATAAACGTTAATTCCATATCAGAATAATTTGCCATGTTAGCATGCTTTTCTACTGGATTATTACCAAATTTTTGTTCAAGTACAGAAATATTTCTCACAGGTAATTGAGCAATTTCACATCGTAGAGAAAGTATTCTTGGCATATCACTAAAATATCTTGTCAATTTTTCTGGCATATTAATCAAAACATCAAATCTATTGGTTCTGGCTAAATCAGTAAATGCAAAGCTTGAAATAAAATTTGTAATATTTGACATTATTCTTCCTGATTAAAGTGGGCCATATGGTCTTTGTAATGTTGCATTGAATCTTTCCATACTGTTGACGCTCGAGCACCTCTGAATTGCTGTAGAGGTAACATTGTGGCTACATCCCATTCGTTTGGTTCAATTTTCAACAGTTTAGACCTAGTATGATTAAACAAGTATCGTTTTAACATAGGTCTAAATTCTGCATATCTTTTGGCAGAATTCAAAATGTCATATGAGATACGCATACGATTAATGTCATCTTCAGGTGTTAACTGTGCAAATTTCATCAATTTGGTCAGAAATGCAATTCTATACTTGACTGGCAGATAGTGTAGATTCAACCCTAAGAAACCATCATTATACTTTTCCAATACTAAGACCATCGGAAACTTATCATAATAAGGTAAATCTGCTTTTGTTTTTGGATCATAAAAGAAACAGTACATCATTCCAACTCTTAAAGCCATAGTTTGTCTATGCTTTTCGGCATTAATTGCTGGTGGTATTCTATCTGGTCTTTTAATTTCATCTATCTTGCCACGGAGCCAAGCAATAGAATCCCTCGACATGGTCTTATAACCTGTCGTTTTCTTTTCTTCTGCTAGTGATGTTAGTTTAGATACCATGTACTATTTAGTTAGAGTCCTAGATGGTCCTCAGTTATCACCATGAACTGCCAACCTCGGTCTAGGGCATATTCTTCTGCGGCCTTCCATTTTGCCTGGTTTACACCCCATGTAGAAACTTCTTGGATGTATTGTTTTGTTACTTTTTTCTTCTTTTCTGGTTCAACTGACTGCTTTTTTGGTTTAACTTCAATAATCATCGTTTTTAATTTGTTTTCTTTTGTGCGAACTTTTACTAAGAAATCAGGAAAATATCTATGGCGTCTGCCATCAACCGGCGATATATATGGAATAATAAGTTCTTCTGAGGCCCATGAAATCACTTCAGAATTTAAGTCGAGCCACGACATTACCTTGCATTCCCATGAAGAACGATAGATAATATTAGTATAATCACCCACATACTTGTGTGGATTTTTGGGGATAAACTTTCCTGAATACGCCATAAATAGTATGTATAATCTTTTTTAGGAAAAAAATGACAACATTAGGTACAGCAGCAACCCAAGCGCTGGCGAGAGGTGAAGAAATAGCAGCTCAGGCTGGAACAGTTATTAAAGATGGTGTCACTGCATCGATAGTAAAAGTAAAAAGCGCTGCTGGCGATATTGCAACAAATTTAAAGAACACAACAACTGGCGGCTCAGCACCAGATTATGATGAACAAAGAGCACAATATTTTTGGCAACAAACAACTAGTACACCTCAAGATCCACTAGCAAAACTTGCTAGCGGTGGTGCACCAGGAAATAAAAAAATTATACAAACTTTGAGCTATCCCAGAGATTTAGTTACAAATCCAAGAAGAGCTAGTTATGTTCAATTTTGGATTAAAGACGTTAAATCTGGCACTTATAATCAAGGTACAGATCAGACAAACTTAGTGGTTCTTGGTCCAAATGCAGCAGCTGCAGCGACTCAAGCAATTGATGGATTGGAAATACCACAAGGTACACCAGGACTTTTAACCGCTGGATTAGAAATGGTTAAATCAGGTGCCGAACAAGGTATACAATTTTTACAACAAGGCCTTACAATATCGCCTGCATATACAGAGTCGCTCGCATATATTTCACTTTACATGCCAGATACATTAAGTACATCATTTAGTTCTGATTATAGTGCTATTTCTCTAAGAAATGAAGTTGGTCCAGTAGTAAGAAAAATAAGAACAACCTCTCAACTTGCGGAAAAAGGAATAGGAACAGAAGGTAATTTAATTGATAAGATTAAAAGTTTATCAAATGAACCTGCTTTAGTGGAAGCAGTTTTTAATTCATCACAAAGACTTGGAACATCTCAATCTTTTTCTTCAGCTTTACTGCAAGGACAAGGATATGCAGTAAATCCACAAATGCAAATGATTTATCAAGGTATTGGAATGAGAAGTTTTAGTTTAAGCTTCATCTTTACGCCTTCTTCTGCTGAAGAATCTGAAACAGTAAAAAATATTATTTACACCTTGAAATACTATTCTGCTCCCGAATTACAAAATGTAAAACAATCCTATATTAACAATTTGTACATGATTCCACCTTCGGTTTTTAATGTATATTTTAAAATTAATGATGTCGAAAACGTATATTTGCCAAAATATGGAGATTGTGTACTAGAGAATATGGAAGTTAATTATGCACCGAACGGTTTTTCTACTCACATTGATGGTGCACCAGTACAAACAACACTAACATTAACATTTAAAGAAATTGAGTCTATACATAAACATAAATTGAGTACAGGATATAATGATCCACAAGCTTCTGGAGGTTTAAGATAATGAATTATTTTTCAACCTTTCCTAAAATTTTATCGACAGATTACAATGATAATAAAATTATTTTAATAAATTTGATGAAGCGAGCTGTTATTCCTGAAACTTTAGCTAAGAATCCATTGATTTATTATAGTTACAATATAAAAGATGGTGAAACTCCAGATTTAATCTCAACAAAATATTATGGTGATCCAAGTCGTTATTGGTTGATAATGTTTGCAAACGAAATGTTGGACCCACAATGGGATTGGCCATTAAATCAAAACTTATGGCCAAAGTATATCGTAGAAAAGTATAAAAACGATGCAGCAAATTCATATAACATTTCTGCAAACACCATACTTCCTTATCAGGTGTTGAATTATACTCAGTCTAAAGTAAACCAGTATTTCAAAGTAATTTCAACAACAGACAATCTATCTTCAAACACAACAACAATAAATGTTTCAATAAATTCAGATACATATAATTCTTTATCCACCGGTGTAACAACACAAACCTTTCAAGCAGGATATAGTGTTACACAAAGTATAACAAAATCACAACAAACAATTTATGAATATGAGGAAAATTTAAATGAGTCTAAAAGAAACATATTTCTAATAAATGAAATATATGCTTCAGAAATTGAAGTTCAATTACAAAAACTGATGAAAACATAATGGCAGATACTTATGGTTATGCACCACCTATTGGTGCTGGTTCTCAAATAAACTTTGCAACCGATTACAAACTTATATCTTTAAACTTTTTGAGTTCTGGATCTAATTTTGATATGCGTCCTTCGATGCTTGAATTGTGTTACTCAGAAGATATATTCTCAAGCGTTATTTCTGGATATCTATATTTGTTAGACTCTCAAGGATGGATTGAAAAATTTCAAACATCGGGTAATGAATTTTTAGTAATGAAATTTGGAAAAAATAATGATCCAAAATATGCAATAACTAAAACTGTTAGAGTATATAAAGTTACAAAAAGAGATGCAAGAAATGAAGGCAATACTGAAACGTATTCTTTCTATTTTTGTTCTGAGGAATTGTTACTTTCTGAACAATATAAAATTAATAAGTCTTATCCCAATACAGATATTACCACTATTGTAAAAGATATATTGACGAATAAAAACCTTAAAATGAATGTTGATGCAAATAGATTAAGCACCTTTCAACAGACTTATGGTTATTATAGTTTCATTATACCGAATCTTAAGCCTTTTGATGCAATAAATTGGTTGTCAACATATGCACAAACCAATTTAAGTCCAGGAGCAGATTTTTTATTTTTTGAAAACAAAGATGGCTTTAATTTTGTATCATTGCAAACTTTATACAATACTTCTTCTTTAGGTAGATTCACCTTTGCACCAAAAAATTTATCATTGAAAGATAAAGAAGGAAGTTTAGATAACCAATTGCATAATGTTATGACTTTTGAAATCTTAGATTCTTATGATAAATTAGAATCTATAAATTCTGGCATGTTTGCAAACAACTTATTGTCTGTTGACATACTCACAAGGAACTATAAAAATACTTCTTTTAGTTATGAGGATTATGTTTCAAAAAGAAACACAAAAAAACTTAATCCATTTGAGTTGGTAAATAACTTTGCAAATAGAAATGGAGATAGAATTAGTCAAACTGCAAACTCAGTTACAAAATTAATATTCTCAAATTTTGATAGTAATAATGCAGAAAAAGTTAAACAAAATCCAGGATCAGTTGCACAAAATATTTACGCTGAAGTTTATGTACCTTATAGAACTGCACAATTACAGTTGCTGGCACATACAAGATTAAAAATAACTGTTGCTGGAAATCCTGATTTAACTGTTGGTAGAGTTGTGGAATTTTCACTATTGTCTAAAAATCCAAGAGAAAAAACTATAGATAAATATTACTCAGGCAGATATTTGATTACGGCTATCAAACATATGATTACGTCAGACGAATATAAGTGTGTTATAGAATTGTCTAAAGAAAGTTCTGTTGGTTTATATGGAAGTGTTGATACGTCCGTTTCTGGAATGAGTGATGCTATTAAGGGAAAATCTTAAATAAGGTGATGAATGACAAAAAAGATTAATAATTTTGCGGGATTAAATGGATTTGTTTGGTGGATTGGCCGAATAGTCCTCGTTGACGGTGAAGCGGTTGATCCTTTAGCTATTGGACGTTATCGTGTTAGAATATTTGGATGGCACACAGACAACAAATCTTTACTACCAGATAAAGATTTACCATGGGCTCATCCTATGTTTTCCACAAATAATTCAAAATCTTGGTCACCTTTAGAACCAGATTCATGGGTCATGGGATTTTTTATGGATGGAGAAAGTGGCCAGTTTCCTATCATAATGGGATTTTTACCCGGTATTAATAACATGGTACAAGGATAAAATATGGCAAATGATTCATTATCTTCAGGTTTTACGAATGTTGCAAGTTACTATAAACCGATATGGGCTTGGAATGGAAGATTTCAAACAAACGGAGAAATAACTACACCAGGAATAGCTAGAGGTGCTTTAATTAATAGTGGTGTATACATTACCAACAGTCAAATAGCACACGTTTGTGATTTTAAATTTAGTTTGACAGCTAATCTTTCACTTAGCAGTTTGATACCAAATTTAGGCATAATTGCTGGTGCCATCAAAAACGGTAAAAATGCTGCTGCGGCCGCAATTCGTGTGGCTATGTCTAAATTAAACCAACTATTACGAATTGCACTTGATTCTATTTTAGCCGGTTTAAACTTAGATATAACAGGAGTCATTTCTGCAAGTTTCTCTGGTGCTAAACAAATAGTAAGAGAGATAAATGAAAAATTAAAAGAAATTGCTCAGATTGTAGCAGATGTTGCAATGGTGTATTATCTTATTCAAGGTATACAAGAAATAATTAATTGGATAAAAAGTTTGCCGGCTGAAATTTCTAAAATATTAACCGAGTGTCTAACGTCTTTTACGGCTTCTGTTGGTACTATTAAAGAACAAGTTACAGGTTCACTACAAGAAGCTTCCACTCAAATAACTTTAGATTTGAAAAAATCATTAACTGTAGATGAATCAAAAGCTCCTCAACCTGGTATAATTTCTACAGTCATAACAGATCCAATAAACAGCAAATTGGATGGTTTAACAAATCTGATTACTAAGTCAGTGAATGACGGAAAAGCTGCAGCTTCAAATAATTTTGGCCAGCAAAGTGGGACAAAGAGTAACGGAAATATACCAAACAAACCTTAATGGAATTATATAATGGCAACCACAATAAGTAAACCAAGTTTTTTTTCTGGATGGACTGAACCGCAATCTGCGGCAAATACAAATTATCCACCAGTATTCCCTTATAACAACTCGACACAAACCGCGAGCGGCCATGCATTTGAGATGGATGACACTCCAACAAGAGAACGTGTAAGGTTGCAGCACCGTTCAAAGACTTTCATTGAAATGCATCCTAATGGTGATGAGGTGCATAAGATATATGGTGACGGATATGAAATCACCATTAAAGATAAGAATATGTTAGTAAACGGTAGTCTTAACATTACTGTTGTTAACGGTGATGCAAACATTTACACCAAAGGTAATTTTATTCAACAAGTTGATGGTGATTATGAATTACATGTAAAAGGAAACTATACTACTGTGGTTGAAGGCCTAAGTAGTTTTGTATCACAAGGCGATATGAAAATACAAGCAGGCGGTGCTGTAGGTGGTGGATTAACTATTGCGCCTGGTGATTATGTAAGTATTAGAGGAGACTTAAAAGTTAATGGTGAAGTTTCAGCAAACAAAATATTTTCTTCAGGTCGAATAGATTGTTATGCTGGTATGTCAGCGTTAAATGGAGGTTTTGCAACAACTTTTGGTGGAATTTCTGTAGGTACTATGGCTCCAATACCGCTTTCAATTAATTGTGCAGGACCAATAAATTCACTGGTTTCTATGTCTGCACCATTAATTACATCAGGAATATCAGCTTCTTTATTATCCAAAGATGTTATTAATAGTGCAATGCGAAATGTTCATTTTCATGCGACAAAAGTGGGACCAACCAGTCCTGATTTGGTGCCTGAAATAATGTGTTAAGGAATATAATATGAGTATATACGGAAGATTGGGATTTAATTTAGGAGATCCAACAACATCTGCAACAGTATCACAGTATACTAGTGGTGTGGCTAATAATATGGCATTGATGCCGCAATTATTGAATACATGGCAAACTCAAGACCTTGGAGATTCAAATGCTGGTAACTATTTTGTTAATCCTGTGGCACCAGTAACTGCTAACATCATTAGTTTATCACTTAGTACTGTGATTACTTTAAATACTGTTACATCTTCTGTTTCAAGTTCTGTCACAAATGTTTTAACAAATATAGTAAATACAGCAAATGTTATAGTTAATACAGCTGGTCCAAATTACCTATATGTTACTAACAGGGAATCTAATGTTGTTGATCCTGAAACTGATTCGACAACTGTACATTATAAAATAGCAATAGGTTATGGCCAAATATTATCTTACTTGACATATCAATCTGATGGAGTTCAAAATAATTCTCCAATGATGGGTAATTTTACTAGTATCACTTTAGGAAACACATTGAATGCACTCTATTCAACATTTAGTACACAATACAATAATTTAGCTAATACTATTACTAGAACTAATATAATTGATACTTGGTCAAATACATCAAATATCAGTCTTTCAACAGCTCAGAGTTTCTCCAATACAGTAAATTCAATCATATATCTAATGACAACTTATCC